GTTACCCCACATCCGATCACCAGCCCCGGTATATTGTGACATCTGCCCCGCTGTCTGCCCCACATTCTGTCCAGCTTGGTTAGCTCCACCCATCAGCACCGCTGCATTTTGATTGCCGAGCTGCCCACTTTGCACCGCTGCGTTTTGACCTTGCTGAGAAACCCCTTGCCTAAATTGCCCTTCCCCGAGCCATCGGTTAAAAGCGTTCCCGTATTCCTGGCTTGCCGAATCCTGGCCATAGGTATTCAAGGCTCTGAGCGTGTCACCGGAAAGGGCCATCCCCTTCGCAGCCGCACTATTGTTGATGGCGTTGATCCCTGCATCCGTACGGAATTTATAGCCAGGGTCCACGTAGTCATTGATCGCTGGGTTGTCAAGCATTGTATTGAGTGCCCCGACCTGGCGCTCTCCCATATCCCGATAGCCCTTGAGATCGCCATACCCGCGCTTGTCCATGTCTTGGACATACTTCTTAGACTCGTCCCATTGCTGCTTTTGCCATTCGAGGGCCTGCCTCATCACCTCGGCTTGCTTCCTAGATGCGCTTGACCCGAAGATATTGCCGATGGCTCCGAGTCCAAGCCCTGCTGCTGCCATGCCTGCCGCTGCTAACATAATGCCCCCTTATGCGTTCGTCCCATCGGCAAACACATATTGTGTCGTCGTCTTGGCCCAGATAGGCCGGTTAATGGTGGTGTCGTAGTACATAAACCCAATGTATGGCGCTGGGTTTGGGCGCTGTGCTGTCGTGCCGGTGTCCGTCAGGTTATTAAACGCAACCGTCAGTTGCCCCATCCATTTAATAACGGAAGATGAATCCCACTTCTCGCCTATCGGGTAATTTAGAATCTTAATCATGTGTAATTCTGCGTCATATTGAGGTATGCCCCTGTCACTTTCCGAGGCACTGGTTCTGTAATACGAAACCGGATAGCAAAGTCCCTCGCCATCCCGAATCGGCTCTCTCTCGCACGGCGTCGGTATTGCCCGGTCTTCCCGAGAGTGGGAAACCGTACTATAGGCCAGGTCTTCCCACCGTCCTTACTGACTGAGAGAACGCCGTGTGGGTCATCACCAGGAGGGGAGGCCATTCCCACACCTGTTTCTACGTCAACCTGAACGCCATGGATGGTGACGCTATCCCCATCGTTCAGGATATGCGTACTGGTGACCTCGAACGGCATGACTTCTCCATCCTCGCTGTACGTGTTCTCATCCATCCTGTACAGCTTCCCGGTGAAGGCGTCTGTAATGTAGACATTACTCAACGTACTGGCAGACAGTAGCCCACGATAGTAGGGAAGGTTTGCGCTCTCCCTCTTGGTCCATTGCTGGGATGACCCATCAAACGCCCATGTAATTGATCTGTCGAATGTTTGACCCTGGATCGTACACTGGAACATGGAATGGCCAGACAGCGAATATCCACAACAGATCGCGCTTGCCGTATTAAGTCTCGATAAATCAATCTCAACCGCTGGTATTGACACTGGGGCAATCGAATAACTTGAGATTTCGTAGACCTTTGCCGAGCCGTCATCATGCCCGACGAAAAACAGGCGACCGCCCACCTTCGCAATGCCCAGCTCGGCTGATCCCCCTATTTCCGTATTGGCTGGAGCGGACGGCTGAAACCCGAGCGCCCCAGGAATAGGAGAAGGCGTCCCGCTCCACCATTCGACTGACTTCTTTCCAAAAATCACCAGGTCATCACTCCATCGATAAATCGCCACCACGCCACCAGGACGAGCAGAGGGGGTAATGAAGTTGAGCGGGTCCCAACTATTCCCATCAAACTGACCGCTCGCAAAGACTTTCCCTTGATCCGCCCCAGACGTGACGTAGACCCAAAACCGAGTTTGGAGAAAGACGCACCCTCTTGCACCAGTCGGATAATTGACATTCGTGACAAATGAGGAGACCCCTGTTGCATGCTTATAGATGACTGGCGAAACCCCATCATTGATAAACAATTCTGTGCCGCTGTCATCGATCCAGACAGGTCCAGAATCAGTGCTTAACGTGGCGACCGTGGCGACCGTGGGTAGACCTGGATCAATCCGAAAGACCTGATTGACAGACACCACAAAAAACGTCAGTGTGCCCTCACGTACAAACACCGCTCTCGCCGGAAAGTCTCCGAAATTCCGCTGGACCACTAAGCCAGGGAGCCCAATCAAGGCCTGCTGCTGACGGCCATTTTCAGACATCTCGACCACCGCGTTGACCCGATCCACCGTCGAAATAAACGGAGACCTTGCTTGATGGCCAAGTCCAAAGAGCGGGTGCCCTTCTTGCGTTTTCTGTTCAACGAGAGGCTGTGCCATTAACGTCCTACAGAATCGGACTGAATGTTATAGGTTGCGACACGCCCAGAGGCTAACCCACACAACCCCGTTCCACTTACCGGCATAGGCTTGATGTTGTTTCCAATCAGGACATCTTCGACTTCCGATACAATCTTCTCGTTTTCCTTGCTCCATGTTTGCCCGTACTCCGGACAGAGCCGTTCCGCCAGCTTGTACTGTAACCAGGAGAAATACATCGGTGGCATGATCACTTCATCTTCAAGTGCGCCGAACTGCGTAATAGATGCGTGCACCGTCAGATGCAGTGATGTTCCGCTATTCACAGGGACAGGGTAGACATAGATCGTCCCGGCTGGGTAGGCAGCTTGATAGTAGACCGCTGTGGAGTACCCATCGACCGTGAGGCCTTTCAGTATCACACGGTCGTAATCTGTTTTCTCGTGAGACACAAAGACGCCGTAATCAATATCGTCTCTCCTTGAAAAGGCAGACAGAATTTCTACGGGTCGTACAGTAACGACATCAGGAACGGGAGAAGCGGAATAGGGGCCTATTGCATAGGTCTGCTTGAGTGGCGTCAGGGGAACGATGATTTCCGTTTGGAAGACGGCGAAGAGCTTATCCGTGTTGGCTTGATCGACCAGATCGTTGAGCTGATAGAACGCCTCTGACGCTTCTGGATGTCCTAACGGTTCACCATGCCCAAGAATGTGGGCAATGCGAAAGCTGCGTAAGATGAGATCACGTACAGACCGAGGCTGCCCCACACTTGAAACGGATATGCCAATCGCCAACGTCTACCTCCGCTTCTTCTTGGGAGACCCCTCATTCTCGACAACGCCATACCCGAAGAACTGCTCAGCGGTCACCCATCCGTTCAAGGCCTCTTGCTGTTCTTCCTCTGATGAATGTACTGTCATCGTCGCCTTCCCGTTGTACAGGCACTTCGGGTATTCCTGGTAGACATACTCACTCATTCCAGTAGCCTTTCGGGTGTTCGAGCGCCCTGACGGACATCGAGGTAAATTCTTTGGCTGGCTTCCAGCCCTTCTTTCGGTATTCCTGGTGTTCCTCTGGCGTATACACCGCAATGCTCTGGTGTGAATCAGGATCTTCTGGACGGCCATTCATGAGAATGGCAAATGGCTTGTTGGGGTTATAGGTGCGGTCCATCGTCTGTATGGGGGAGAGCCGAAGCCCTCCCCCACTCCATGAGATTAGCTCGATGCCACCCGACAGGCGAATACCGGCCTGATCGCTTTATATCCGTACAGGACATCAAGACGAGTCAGGAACTTGTCGTTTGTGGTATCGAAGTCACGGACCAGCCGTAAGGAGATGCCGTCCATGACCTGGCGAGAGGCCATATCCGTTCCTTTCGGCATGACGAGATCGGCAAAGGCGATTGCGAATGCATCTTTGTAGAAATGCAGGTTCGCCCCATAGACAAGAGACGCTGTGCCTGCCACTGTGACCGCTCCACCGTTGGTCGGCGAGGCGCTGACATTTTGAGTTGCGCCTGTCACAACAATGGCCGGGGAGATCGATACGGCCAAGGTGGCACCAGCAGACGTGGCGTCAGCCGTAACCACGAATTGCTGCAAGATGCCAGTATCCGCCTTCGTTGTCGGATGAACTCGGTTACATCCTGCAAAGGTTAAGATCTGACCCTTCTTGAACGTATCCGAACCCGCTAGCCCTCCGAGAGTGATGGATGAGCCAACCTGTGAAGCTCCTGACACCGTGACCGCTGCCACCTTGTTACCGTTCGTAATACGGTCGGTCAAGGTGTTCTCATACCAATCCGCACCCATTCCTCGGCCCATGATCCCATCACGGTATTGCTCGGCAATCTGCCCAGAATCCTGGAACAGACCTTTGAGCGCGTCCACAATCGCTGCCATATCGGCAGGGGGAATATGATTGCACCGCTTGCTCTTTGGGGCTAAGGCGTTTGATACAGCCGCCATAGCTTGAAGGTAGACTAAGGCTGTCGCCGCTGGAGTCCCAGGCGTGCCCACTTGCTGGAAGACATCCCGCGTCATCGTGAAGGCGTCGGCCTCCGTCACATCACCCAGCTTAGAAACCGCTGGTTCAATAACACGATCTGCAAAGTCGTCCAACGAGAGTGTCAATTCAGACGACAGGAAATTCATGGCGGACCATCGTTGCGTTGCCACAGTGAGGGTCGTAGAATTCTCTATCGTGTCCTGAAATGAGGATACAGTTGCGCCTGTGCCGGTTGAATACTCGTTAGGAAGACGAATCAAGAGGCCTGTCCCGATCTTTGCGCCGTCCTGCGCAAAGCGGTCATCATATTGACGGTTGATACGACCGATGAAGTTGCTTTTCTGGTGCAAGACCATCAGCGCTTTTCGCGTGATCTGCGTTGGAGTAAGAATTGTATTAGGCATGTGAATGGCTCCGGTAGTGGAGTGAACTGCACAGCCAGCTTGACGGGAGGCTGCACTACCCGAGCCATTCTATAAGG